AGCTGCTTTTAAATCTGAAGCTGGGTCATTAGTAGAGGTCACATAATCAAGTCCTGAAGCCATGTTAACTGTTTTTTCAGCACCTGTTTTAACGTCATATACCCGTATTCCTCCTGTTATTCCTTTAAAAGCTTCCCAGTTTTCATCTGTACCTACAGTAGCATTGCTGTAATCAGTAGCTAAAAATTGTCTTGGGTTTGAAGCGGCAGGTGCTGTGTTAGTTGTGTCACCCCAGTATGCTAAATAATTCCAACGATCAGACGCATCAGGATTAGAATCAAACAAAGTGCCAATGTTGACATAATCAAAAGTAAGGGTTCTGTCAGTAGCGTCACCTACTGCAGTTATTTTAACTCTAACAGATTTATCTGTGTTATATTGTGATCCTAAACGAAGTAAATCACCTACTTGAAATTGACTTAAATTATTGTTCCAGCCTACATCTGCAAAATCAGTGGCATCAGTGCTGTTGTATACCATTTTATTAACAACAAGATCGGTTCCTGAAGTGCTTGAGGTAACAAAACTTCCATTGTCTTTTTTAAACTGCCAGTGAATAGCATCAGTTGAATTTCCTTCACTACTGTTAGCTGTAGTGAGAGGGTTTCCTAATAAATTCCAACCATCGTCATCACCATCAGTTATCCACCGTTCATCGACTGCGTATCCCAAGTTATCATTTAAACTATTAGCGTCTCCATTAATACGACCTAATAGAAATTTATTAGCAGGTAACGCTTGTGCTACACCTGACGAATTTACTATAGCCATGTCTTGTGTAGGTTTTCTTAAGATATATTCTTGATCAGCAGGTAATATTAAAGCTGCGTCTCCTGAGAGTCCGTTAATTTGTATTACATCTCCTGTAGTTAATCCGTGATTTGCTGCAAAAGTGACTGCAAAAACTCCATCAACCCAACGTCCATCAGTGTGTTTTACAGCTTCTATTTCTAATTTAGTAATAGTTTTTTTACCTATAGTTATTGCACTGCCTCCTACAGTTTTGGATAAACCAGTGGTTGCTGTAGATGCTGTAGTATAATAAGTTTGTTGGTCTTCTATTCCTGAAGGTAATTCCCCTTCAGATACTGAAGGTATAAATCTAATAGCAGTGTTAGCGGGGAGTGCTGTAGTTAGCGTGACTGTGCCTGAAGCTCCTGCGTTGACAGCAGTGACTGCGTTTTCTGTAGCTTTATCTATCGCTAACACATACCGCTCATCAGAATCCCTGTTAATTGTATGTATAAATGTGTTGTTCCTGTTTGTAGTGTCTAAATCTACCTTAGTAAGAAACTTAGAAGGAGGACGTTTAACAAGCCCTTTGATTGGTGATGAGTATGCATTGATCTGTTCAGTAGCCTGAGAAGGATACCTTTGAGATTCAGCCTGTTGACTGACACCTTGTGCAAGACTAGTTGCAGCGTTCTTAACTAAGGGCATTATACTTTATACAGATTAGAGATCGAAGGTGTTTGTACATCTCTTCCTCTAGATATTGTATAATAAGGTAGAGCTGCACTGAATATATTAGACTCTGAGTTTTCAGACTCAGCTTGAATAAACTGTGCGTGAGCTGCTTGTTCTTCTAGAGCAGCCATTCTGACTAATTCTGGATCACCTACATGACGCTGTGCGAAAACACGTGCAGCTCTCATAGTGATAAATCTTCTGGCATATTCTGGTAATGCCTCACCTCCAGCACTAGCTTGCTCAAAGGCAACTTGATACGTAATGATTGCCTTTAAGTCTTCTTGAAATTCATAAGTAGCATTGTTCTTGTCATAGATAAAACGACCACGAACTACTGGGTCTAAGTCGCTGTAACGATAAGTTGAAAAATCTACGTTCAATGCAGTAGCGGGGGTCTCTATTCGTTTAGAATATTTAAGAGGACTTCCTGAAACATTAGTTGATGTAACAAATATGTTTGCACTGGTTACACTGGCTACTGTTGTTGCTGCATCGTTGATTGCAATGTTTTCTCCTTTGACTAAGTAGTGTGCAGCAGTAGTAGTAACTTGTGTTGCATTCGCAATGCTTAATCCTGAAAGAGTTGCTTGGCCTACATCTAAAGGAACGTCATGAAACATATTGAAGTGCCAACCTTCAGATTGAACTGCTCTGTCTACTTCTTCTAAAATCTTCTGTGCATCTAATCCTTCTCCTGCTGTAGGCAGGGCTGCTAAACGTGATTGTCCTATAGTGGACAACATCTGATTGATTGCTTCTAATTTTCCTGTAAATGATCCGTAAGCCATGATGTTATAAAAAAAGAGGGAACCCCCAATATTTCAGAGGGTTCCCAGTGTTAACTGTTATTAATCGTCGTTATCGACGTCAGCGTCATTCAGTCTTTCTGGGCGAGTACCGTCAGACCAAACAACAACAGACTCAGGGCGAAGTGGCCCGTGACCCATGCTGTACTTGGCCACAAACAAGTTACCTTGACGGGCAATCAGATATTCTGACTCCATTGTCAAGTCTTGTAGTTTCAACGTACCGAAGCCACCCTTCTGGAACACGATTCCAGCTACGTGGGTGTAATCGAGGTCGTAATCATTACCTGTTGCACCTGTCCAACGGTTCGGATGTGTACCAGCGACCTGTGCTCCAGACGGTAAGTGGTTACTTACCAGAATGTTAATTCCAGCCAACTGAGTAATAGTACCTGTAGCAATAGAACCTTGGCCTCCAATGTCTTTGTTGATGACTGAACCAGTAATAATATTATCACTGTTAATCAACTCATAGTACATCGCAGGAGTAATGATTGCGTAACGATCACTCTGTGGAACGTCTTTCTCATCTAACAATCGTGCAGACTCAAATAGAGCATTGCGGATTGCTGTAGCATCAGGAGCGTACCTTAGTTTGTTAATGGCAGTAGAGGCTGAAGCTGTGTTAGCTTTTATAGTTGCGTCTACTTGACCTTCAACACTGTTACTGTACACAACAGAACCGAGTTTGGTTTGGTTGGGTATCAAAGCATCAGCGGGTAGTAGTAGCTTCTGAGAATCAGAGACACCTGCAACATCTGCTGCTTCTTGTGTTGAAGAGTTCTTAGCACCTGTCTTGACAGCAACCTTGAGAACGTTTTTATCGAACTCGTTAGCCAAGGCTTCACCAAGCTGGTGTGTGTAAGGAGCACGTACATCGAAGTGACTTACCAGTTCATCAATAGACGAAATAAAAGTGTTAGACATCAACATTTTGTCAATGTGTATCAACACTTCAGTCTGTTTGAATTGGTTAAGACCACCGTTAGCTCCTACACCTGTTCCGTCAGCACCTAAGATGTCAGTTCCGGGGGTGTAGTATCCTGCTCCTGCAGTTCCAATTACAGGGAACTGTGCCGATTTACCTTTAGAAATAGTTCTAATGGTATGTAACGGTTTCATGATGTTTTTCTCATCAAACACCGTCATTACTTCTCCCGCGAATTTCTTCAGGAAGAGACCTGTTGAGTCGTTAGCCCATTTGTTTGAACCAACGCGACCTTCGACATTAACTGATCCGTTAGTGCCGAATAAGTTATTTTCATAGCCCATATTATTTTATCTTTCTTTATATATTATTAAACAACTAAACGACCATAGCACTCACTATGATCTAACACTTCCCTCAGTTGTTGCTTCCAAGTTGTCTGTCGTAACAGGCTATTCGGCTCCCTCTTCGGGCAAATTCATTGGCCCAGTTAACCAACCTTCTGGCAACTGGACTCTATTAGTGGATAGCTCCCAACCTTTTTCAGGCCCTTTGTAATAATACACATGGCCTTTGACATCTGGCCCTATCCTTACCAGTGTGTCAGTCGGGTGTATGAATACCACTCTTTTTCCACCTGTCAAGCATCCGCTGCTCCCAAGCGTCACGCAACTTGCGAGGGACAGCAGAAGCAACTGATGCTTTAACAGGCTTTGTGGCATCATCAATTAGGAGTTTCAGTATCTCCTTCAGTATTACTATTAGTATCTCCACCGTTTAATTTAACTTCTGCATCTAATGCATGTTTCTTTAAGGTCAGTCGTGACCCTGTATAACCTAATGCTACTAACGTAGCTGTAATAAGGCCTACAATTTTGGTCGCAAACTCACTGCTTTCTACTAGTCCTGAACTTGCTACTGCTCCTACTAGAACAGCAACGAGACTTAACCAGAACTCAGTAGATTTATACCCTGCTTTTTTTTCTATTTGTTGACTCATGATAAATTGCCTGACATTGCTAAACGTTTCTCAACCATTGCGTGGAAGTTTCTGTCACCTGCTTGGTATCTAGGGTCTTTCATGTCTTCTTTCATTTCATACAGAGACCCGTAGCCTCCCACACTAGAAGGTCTTCCTCCTTGCACTAAAGAAGGTTCTCTAGATTCTCCTCCTGCTGCTGCAAACTGAGCGTACATTCCTTTTATAGCCATACGTGCTACTCCTGCATCACCCTCGACTGCAATATTAAAAGCATCTAGCTCACTTTGATCGAGTGATTCAGCCATCCAGTTAGTCATAGCATTGTAGTTCTCTTCACCACCTGCTATGCCATACATGTCTTGAATTTCAGCTTCGTTTACTTGGTTAACACCTCTGATGTAGTTATCTACTAAATCTTTAGACAACCCTTTCTTAGCAAGTGCGTCATAAGTTTCATCTGTTAACCCTCCGTTTTCATTATATTCATTTGCATAATTTTGGAAATCATCTTCCGTAAGGAGGCCTTTCTCTTCCGCTTGCCTTGAAGTAAACTTCTTTTCAAGACTGCTGTACGCTTTAGCGAGTTCTTCTGCATCCGAAAACTTATCTGGCAACCACTCTGGCCTGTCAGTTTGTTGGATTTCTTCTTGTTCGTTAACTTCTTCTGCAGGATTCTCAAGTTGAGGGTCATCTGCAGGAGCTTCTTGGTCTGTGAATGTTACTCTCTCCATAAATTATTTCTTTTTCTTTCGCTTTGTTCCCTCTTGCAACCCTTGAATTATCCTTTTCTGTTCCTCTTTACTTTTGAATGGCAGGGTAGCTGCATCTGCAATCGATTTAATATATCTTTTGTGGCCTTCTATGACGTATGACGGGGACAATTCTTTCTTCAGGTGCGTTACGCCTTTTTTTACATGACCTTTTACGTCATATCTTGAGAGGTATTTGTCATATACTTTACCTTCCTTACGTAATCCTTTTTGTTTTTGTACAAGTAAGGCCCTACGTCTAGCTCTTTGTTTTTCTTTAGTGGCCATAAATTATTTTTTTTTCGTTTTCTTACCAACCTTATATATATTTCCAAAACCTGTTTGCTCTGCAACCCAATTCATATGTTCGGCTTCTGCTTCTTCAAATGCTTTGTTTTCTCGGCGATCCAGTTCACGTTCTACTGCTTTTTTTCGGTCGGCTTTTTTGGCAGCTCTTACTAATTTTGGTTTGGGTTTTTTTGCCTTACTTGCAGCAAGTTTAGCAGCAGCAGTTTTCGCAGCTTTAGCGGCAGCAGCTTTGGCAGCAGTTTTAGCAACAGCAGTGCCTGTAGCTACACCTATTGCGGTGTCAACTGCTACAATACCTTTAGCTGCAAGTTCTTTTCGGCGTAATTTTTTTGTAGCGTCTTCATATACTTTACCTTCTTTCTTAAGGCCTTCTTTGCGAAGAGCCAGTAAAGCTTTACGCCTTTGGTTTTTAGTCTTTAAGTGACTAGTTCTAGATTTAGTAGCCATCTTATCTGTAATACTTGTTATGTTTGTTCCTTACAGGTGCAACTTTTTTACCAGCTTCGTTTTTAAGGTGTTCTCTTATAGCTTGTTTCCTGCTTGGAGGAGCTTTTAAAGCTTCTTTACGTTGAAACTCTTTAGCGTCTGCTTGAGCAGCAGCCATGTATGCTCTTCTGCGTTTCTCAGACCATCCAGCTATTTCTTTTTTAGAGATTTTACTTGGGTCTTTTTTATAATCGTTGTATTTTCCTTTTGCTGGCATCTTATTTAGATTTCTTTTTACACCCGCCTTTACAGCAGTCCTCAAAACAGTCTTTGTTAGTACACATTAGCTTCCTTTTTTCCATTTAGGTGAATCTGATTTAGTTTTACTAGGAGACCATTTAACCTTGTCAGCCCAATAAGCTGCTGATGTTGGCCCTCTAGAAATGTTTTTAGCATGTCTACTTTTAAAAGCTTTACGTTGTCCAGCAGTTTGATTTGTTTTAACACCTTGTTGTCCAAACCTAATAAGTTTTCCGTCTACGTAAACTGCATGACTTTTTTTAGGATGACTAGGAGTTCTAAAAGGAACTTTGTTTTTCTTAGTCTTAGCTTTTAATTGTTCTCTAGCCATTATTGTTGCATCTGTTGGGCTTGTTGAGCCATCGCTTGTAATTGTTCTGGGTTCTCACTAGCCATTTTACCTGCAGCGTTGGCTATGTTAGGTGCTACTTGTTGAGCCATTGCTTGCTGTGCCGCCTGTTGTTGTTCCATTTGTATCTCTTCTTCAGATTTAATCAGGCCCTCAACATCAATACCCAACGAAGTAGCTCTGCGTTTTAAGTAGTCACTCATGTTTACATACGTAGCAAACCCATCTCCTAACAACTGAGCAGCTCCTTGAATAAAGCTGTCTAGTTTATTGAGATCGTGACCTCTTCCTAAAGCTTCTAGGCCTGTTACAATAGTAGTTTTAACTATTTTCTTAGGTAATTTAGGTAGCCTACCTGCTTTAGCCATGCGATCCATCAGTCGATTAACTAATGGCATTTGAAATTCTTGTGATAAAATAGAATACACTCCACCTAGGACATCTTCTAGCTCTTGAGCCATAAAGCGTATTTCTTCTGCAGTCACACGTTCACCTTGTCTTTGGATAGACGTATTCATTAAGAATGCAGCTCCAAGTCTGTCTCTAATTTGTTCTACAGTTTCTTGAGCCACTCTGAAGTCGGCAAACTTTTCCATTTGCAAGCACGACACATCTTGTGCATTGCCTTGCACGATAGCACCGTTAGGAGAATTAGCCAGAATGCGTGGGCGTGTGGTTCCATTTGGATTTACTAGAAATAATACTTTAGCTGCAGCAGCAGAGCCTTCGACAATAGCTTGAGTCAGTCCTTCAAGAGATTGCAGATCACCGATGTATTCTTCAATGAATCCCCTCCCATAATCTTCATTTTCAATTCTGGTATATCTCAAGGGCATCCAAGGATTTTTATCTAAAGGATACTCACCAAAAGATTCAGGTATATCAATGTCGGCAACCTCCTGACGTACTACCCATTTCCCTTTGTTTCTATAAATTCCTGTGTATACATCTACACTTTTATCTTTTTGATGTCCCGAAGACTCTACTGCTGGGTTTCCTGCTTCTTCTAATTGAGCTTTTACACTCTCAGGAAGTACGTCTGGGTTAATAGATTCTTTAACAACCATAGACTGAACGTTGCCCATAGGGTCACGATTGCAGACATATCTATCTAAATTAAAAACACGTAGTCCTCCTTTATCAGGGACGTAAAGTAGTACATTGCCAGCAACAATAAGTTGTTTCAGTGCTTCAAAGACACCTACTCTAATAGCTGATGTCTCTACCTCGCTTTGTACTGCTCGTTCAATCTCAGCTAACGCTTTTTCTAATTCAGTTTTAAGAGCAGGATCAGCTTGTCCTTCACTAGCTTTTTCATACTCAAATTTATCAATTATTAATCTGAAAAACGGGGAGTTAGGAGGGAGCAGAGCTAACAGCAGTTTTGATGCAAGGTTATTTACTCCTCTAGCTCCCACGCCTTGAAAGGGAGTAGGGTAAGTAGTGTGAGGCCCATTGCTATCGGGAGGAACAAGGTAAGGAATAGTAAGACTTGAAGAATCCCTAGCCCTGCGTAAAAAAGAGTCCCGACCATTTTCACAGGATTGGTAGTAACTTTTTAAGCTTCCTGTTTGCATCATGAATAAGTACCGACACCTGTTGATGATGGGTTAACACCTGAAGGGCTGCTTATGACAAGACGTTTTCTTGCTGTTCCTCTTCTTTGTTTTTTGCCTTCTTTGTTGACGCGAGGTTTTGGCCCTCTGTCTACTTCAGCTTGTTTATTAGTTTGTATTGGGGGTAACGCTGGGGCAGGTGGTTTTACCACTTTAGGCCGTTTCATTCCTAAGCACATTGTCTTTTAATTCCTCGTATATACTTTCAAGTGTCTTAACTACAGCGACTTGACCTTGTTTTAAACGTATAGTTTGTAGATCATCATCGATTTCAGGCATCCTATCAGGATACACGCCTTTGAGCCAAAGAATAAGCTCCTTTGATACTGGAGGCAACTTCTCATTACCATAGTTTAGGGGAAGGTCAAGCGGCATTTTTAATAATTTTTAAAGTGTCGATCATTTTCCCAATAGATTCACGTAATTCATCTTGGGTCTTATCATTGTTTAATACGTAATCAAACTCACTGTAATCGTTCATATCATGTTCAGATATATGCCGTTCACTCGTGTCACTCTCAGGGTAAGTGTTAAAGCTCCTCCGTTCTACTCTGACTACATATCCTCCTGCATCTTTAACAAAGTCAGCTTCATTTTTAAAACGTAAATCTGTGATAAACATTACATCAAAAAACTCAGTTGATTTCTTAATGATTTCATCCATTTTGTTTATCCAGTAGTCATTGCCGAAGAATTGGCGGCGAAAATCAGTACCCCACACTTGAAGTAATGTCCTGAATCCTTGTTTGTGTTCTTCAATAAAATCAGTTCTAAATCCTGTAGCAACTGACACTTCATGTTTCAGAGGGTCAGCAAAACCTACTCTTCCGCATTTTATTTTTTGATCTTCTAATTCAGAGAAGTACTGACAAGCTTCTAGGTAAACTGTGTCTTTACCGCTTTGTTTCTTTCCGCTTAACGCTATTATTTTCATCTGGTATCCAGTGGTTTATGGTTTTGTCTTCCCAGTTATAATTTTCGTTCCTGAGAATTTTAGCTAGACGAGCCTGTTGCAGTGCGTCTTCTTCTTTCAACCCTTGTTGTTCAAACGCTGCCACTACAGTTTTCCAACTGCAGTCTTCATCTAAAAGTCTACTTGCACGTGTCGGCCCTATTGTAGGGCAACCTGCATACCCATCAGTTGAGTCTCCGACTAACGTCTGGTAAAGATGATAGTAGTCTGCTTTTTCTAAGGTTACTTTGACTACACCTAGTTCTGTATGATTAGGATTCCAAAGATCACAAGGCAGTGTCTTCATGTCTTTGTCTGAACTTATGATTATTTTTCTGTAACCTTTACAGTACTCAGGGTCAGTAGCCCAGATACCTAAAATGTCGTCAGCTTCTAGTTCATCAACAATGACAGCGTTAAATTCTTTTTCTAAATGTTTTTTTAATGAAGGCAACCCTATGGGTTTACGTGACTTCTTGCGTGAAGCTTTATAAGTTTCATCTATTCTTCGCCTGAAATTTTCTTTTGATGAAAGAGCAATTATAGTTTTGTCTGCTTTTAATATTGATACCCATTCCTTGAGGTTAATTTCCATCTGCTGTATGGCTTGTTTAACATCAGTATGTAGTGTCCAGATGTCATCTCCCCAATCTGTAGCTACTTCACTACCTGCTGCGTGTTTATATGCGAGTATATCGCCATCTATTAAAAGTGCTGTTTTCATTTAAGTTGTTTATGAAGCCATTCAAAGACTTTTGGATTGTGTTTCCACACGGTGCATAATCCAGTTGCTAAACGTGTGGTTGCCTGTTCTTCAGTTGTTTTGTCGTTAACGTCCATTACATGATTAACGGCGTGTATCATTTCATGTAATAGTGTGTCTGCTGTAGTTTCTTTAGGATATCCTTTAGCTATCTGTATAACACATTTGTTTAAGTCTACAAATCCGTGATCATCAGCAGCTTCTACCCATTCAATTTTAAAGGTTTGATTCAGTATGATTACTTTAGTGGGTCGTCTTAAGTATTTCATAGTTTTCTTTGTACTTGTCATATTTACATTTACCTTTAGTGGTGATGCTTATTGTGTTTGACTGTCTGACAACATCCCAAGGAATAAAATAAAGAGTATCTTTAGGAATTATATAAGCTACTAATACAGTATAATTACCTATACGTCCTCCTGTTTTTAATCTGTAATATGAACGCCTGTTTCTTTCACCTGCTTGAACACTTAATGTGGAACGGCACTGAAGTCTGTTAATCACACCGTCCCAATCACACATTAGATCATAGCCTGTAGTAATGGATGGTTGAGATATTACGCAACCTTTAGCTATTAACCTTGCTTGTATTAAATGTTCAGCAGCTATTCCCATAACTTCATATCTAGTGAGTTTCGGCCCAGTTTTTTCCAGCCCTAGCTTCGCCGTCAAGAGGGCATCTAAACTGAAGGGTGATTCCTGCTTGCTTGATTGCTTCGACTGCAGCAGCTCGTACAACCTCAGTATGTTGAGGCCTGACTTCCATTTGAAACTCGTCATGCACATGTGCTACAAAGGCCCAATCTGAACCGTGTTTAAGGCCTAACTTAGTCAAGCTATCGTAAAGCTCAACCGTGGCTTGCTTCATGATCACTGCACCTGCTGATTGTAACAATGTGTTTAATGCAGAGTGTTCACTTCGGATATATAAGTGCCTACCATCTAGTCCTTTGAGAAAGTCCCTATCAGCTAATGCACTAGTTATACAAGCTTTTAATTTTGCTAATGCAGGTAAAGAGCTTAAGAAAGTTTCTTTAATAGATCGTCCTGCTGCTCTGCCTTTTCCAATGACTTCTCCAATTTTTGCGTCTCCCGCTCCATAGAGGAAGGCGTAAATAAATCGTTTAGCAGCGTCTCTAGTTGGTAGACCAGCAGCTTTCTGGTTTTCCACGTGTATATCACTTTCGAGAAGTTTTTTTGTATAATCTCCTTCATCATAGGGTGCTAAAAAATGAGCCAGACATCTTAACTCTAGTCCTGCTGCATCACAGCCGATAAGAGTATACCCTTCTGAGGCTTTGAAAAGCTCTCTACAATCTGTTCCATAAGGCGATCCGCAACGAGGCACTTGGGCTACATTAGGATTAGAATGTGTGCAACGTCCTGTTACTGCACCATTAGTGTTTACTTTACCGTGTATTCTTCCTTTTTGCTCCAACTTCATCCACGCTTGTTTACCTTCTGCTAGTTGGCCCATTCGTTTAACTAAAGTCAGATATTCATTAAGTAATTCTACTGATTCCTGTCCTTTTTCTAGTCTAACTTTAGATAGAATTGTTTCATCTACTTTTGGTTTACCCTCATTAGTCATCTCTACAGGTTTCCATCCAAGGCGTTGAAGTCGATCTGCTATGTGGTCACGTGATCCAGCATTGAAAGGGATTAGCTTTATCTTTGCTGGCCCTTTTTCTATTTCAGCATCTTTGAAACCTGCAGCTTTAGCAGATTTTTTTGTTTCATAAAGATCACCATCTGAAGTCCTCCACAATGTGGATTTCATCTGCTGTTTATCATCAGGAAACATAACTTTAAGCTGCTCTTGTAGCTCTAACTTGCGGCATGAAAGGCGAACATATAAGTCTCTGGCTTTGTATACATCAAAACTAAAACCATGATTAGACATGTCGTTTATGATAGTAGCGAATCTATGTTCTAAGTCGATGCACTGCTGGCTCCATCCTTCTGCTATTAAGTCTCTATATAATCGGTAGGTAACTTCAGTGTCTTGTACACAGTATACCAGCATCCCTTCTGAATAATGGTCATAGCCATGCTCCTCAATGTAATTACCTTTGTGACACTCCAGACGATACCCCCACGCTTTCAAGGAATGTGATCCTATTAAACGTGGAGGGATTACTTCGCCTTTAAGATTTCTTATACGATCTGAATCACCTAAGTTGGTATGCATTAAACGTGATAGTACAAGTGTGTCTGTCAGCTTCGGAAAAGAATCAATTCTATATCCTAACTTTGCTAAAGCAGGTACGTCATAATTTATTATGTTGTGACCTATAAGCTCATCGCTGTCTATTAAGTGCTGTACACCTTCATGAACTTTATCAGGGCCATAAGTAGTCACTTCTCCTGTGTCAGCATCACGACATACGATGCACCAAAGATTCTGAACTTCATCGAGAAGACCGTCAGTTTCTATATCAAAAATCGTTCTTCTCATCTGGTTCCTCTTCTTCTACATATTCAGTTTCAGCTAACCTTCCTGTGTCCTCATCAAACTCAAGTATGGTTGCTATGCCGTTCTTTCCGCACCATCTGTTTTTCAAGATACGGATAGTGGTTCTCTTGCTGGTCTCAACATCTTGCTGGTCACGTTCCATTCCAATCACCATGTCTGACAATTGTGCAATACCTGCTGACCCACGTAACTGTGCAAGTGAAGTCCTTGCTCCATCTTCGTGTCCTTTACCTTCGGGCCTCTTCAAATGTGACACAAGAATTAGTCCAAACTTAAGTTCTTCTACAAGTGATCTTAACTTGGTCATCACATTGTCAATCATGCGACGTTCATCTCCACCTTCCATTCCTGATACAACTATAGATAAGTGATCCAAGAATATTACTTTGCAACCAACTGCAGTAACTAAGTACCGTATTTTGC